CCGTGAGGCCATCCTCGACATTCTTCAGACCATCGACCGCAACGCCCTGAAGGGCCTCATTCATGTCACCGACATTCGACGTCAGTTGCTGCTTATAACCTTGCAGTGGCGACTGGTATTGCTTCGCGAGGTTCGTCTTCTCCTGCGCCTCTACGCCAGGTAGGCCCTGCGCTTCTTGAACGGCCGCAGCCGCACCGTTCGAATCCTTGCCTGCATTGTTGATCCGCTGCGCGATGCTGTCACGTCGATCCTCTTGCTGTTTGTCGAGGATCTGACGGGCAAGGTCATACTGGCTGGCGCGTGTCGTGGCGCCCTGCAACTGCAACTGGAGCAACGTGAGATCGGACTGCAACTGTGCGCGCGCCGTCGTAATCTGCTGATCGAGAAGCGTCGACAACTCGTCGCGCTTGGCAATCTGCTCGTTCAGCTGCTCGGTCTGTCCGTAGATGACCTTCAATTGGAGCGCATGGGCTTCCGATATCTTGCCCTGCGCGACCTGATCGTCGAGTGCATCGTCACGGGCGGCAAGATCGGCGCGCATCTGTGCAATCGCTATGGCGTAGCGCTGTTGAGCGGTATCGCTGAGCCCGAGCATCGCGCGAGCGTAGCCATCCTGAGCCTGCCGCAGCTGGTCCTGAAAAGAGCGATCCATGCCAGCCGCTTGATGCTGAAGCTGTTCCTGCGTCTTGGGCTTCGGCCCTGACGCTCCCCACGCCACATGGAAATGATTACCCTCGTCGAGCAGCTGCTTGACGCGGACGCCTGCCGCCTCAAACGCATCGCGGATCGTCTTGATCGAGACGCCGGCCGACTTCGCGATGTCAAGCGCTTGGCCGCGCTCGTGATCGCTGGTGCCGGGCTTGGCGGCCAGCGAGCCCGTGCCGGCCTTGTAGCGGTCGTAGAGCACACTCTGCTCGGCGGTGCTGCGCGTGGCGCTGGTTACCCGTCCGCCGATGCTGTGGACGATATCCTCGGCCTGCGACACCGAGATCTGACGTCCGATCTGGCGGTTATCTCGGGTCGATGCCGTCGCCGCTCGAGCATCATTGACCGCCCTTGTGGCAGCCAGCAGATCCGCTTCGTACTTCTTCAATGCAGCTGTCCGGTCAGGACCGGCTGGCATCTTGTCGATTTCGGCTGAGCGAGCCTTTACATCGTTGAGCTTGGCCTGGGCCTTTTCGACCGCCGTTGTCGCGGTAGCGAGTGCTACCTGACGATCGATCAGGGCAGTGGTCTCGACGACGCCGCCATGAAGCGCGGTATTAAGATCAGTTGTAGACCCGCGAAGATCATCAGCTTTCTGCTTTGCGAACGCAGCCTTGCCGGCGAAGTCATTGATCTGATCAGCCAACGGCTTGAGATCAGAACGTCCGCCCGCCACCAGGGCGTTGATGTTTTGGCGAAGCCGGGCGACCGACACGCCTGAACTATCGACGGCCTTTTTAAGAGTCGCATCTTCCTCCGGCGCGCCTACGCCACCCGCCTCGGTAAGCGTTCCCGCTATTTTCGCGGCTTCGCCGCCCTTTACCTGCGTACGAGCAGCCGCAAATGCTTGGTCACGGTATGAGGAAACCTGATTGTACTGATCAACGATCTTGCCTTTATTTTCTTGAGCCGCAACTTGGGCAAGGAGGCCGACTCTTTCACGAAGTTTGCCGTTTGCAGTGTCAATGAAGTTGGCAAGATTAGTCTGGTAATTTCCGTAATCCTCGTCGTTCTTCTTCGCCTCTTTAGCCGCATCGCCGCTATCAAAGAACTTGCTTGCGAGAAGACCGAGCAGCGAAACACCCGCAGTGATCGCCAGCCCCCAGCCACCGCCCATGAAACTCGCAAACTTACCGAACGCCCCTTCGGCCTCGCCGCTCTGGAGCGCCATGAACTGCATCGCCTCGGCTACGCGCGGCAATTCCATGGCGAAGGCGCGGACGGGCGATTGACCGGCGACGATGGAGTCTGTGAACGACCGAACGACATGGTCAGCGATCAGTCCGGCGCCGCCCATACGTCCGTGCGCCGCCGTCGCCTCTTCCTCGGACGCGGCTGTAGCCCCAAGTGCGGATCGGAGTTGGCGGAGCGTGGCAACCTGCTGTTCAAGCCCAAGCACACTTTCCTTTGCAGCGAGGGCCTGTCCTTCCAGCACGACGGCAAGTTCGCGCTCGCCTGCACTGGCGGAGGAATTGGTGGAGACCAGGCGGACCTGCGCATCTGCGAGGTCGCGATAGGCTGCCGCGCTCGCCTGCGCCGATGCGAGCCGCTGCTCGGCGCCAGTCACGTTGGTGTTGATGATAGCGCTGGCGTTGAGGGGCTGGGAGAGCGTCTGCTCCGCCGTGGCGCGTATATTGGCAAACGTGCGGCGGAATGCGGCCTCCATGGAGCGCGAAGACTGCTCCAGCTCGGCGCCACCGAGTTTTTGGAAGTTCTCGGCCATCGTCTTTTGGAGATCGCCCGAAGCCGCGCCAAGTTCTGCCAGCGTCGAACGCGCAGCCTTAGCCGCGCGGGTAAGGCCGTCCGAACTGGCGCCGATTTGCAGGAAGAGATTACGAGTGGTCGAGCTTCCGGCCATGCGATTTTCCTGTCAAGGAGTGGCCCAGGCGATAGGGAGCCGGGTTCCGGTTGAAACGCCAATGGGGAGATTGCGAGATGCGCGCGATTTTGATCGGTTTGGCGATACTGCTGGCGGCCCCAGGGAACGCCAGAAGTATTGATGCGGGCGATTACGACGCTGTGAAAAGCGCTATCACGGTGAAAGCTGATCCGTATGACGGCAGCAGCGTCATGCGAGCACCACAGATCAGAATAGATCGATCCGACTTCTCCAGGTTCTATTATGCCTTTGGGGCAAAGACGAAGACCGAAACCACTCTAGAAATTGCGATTTACGTCGAAGCGCTGGGCCGTTTTTCCTTGACCCGCGCCGCTGCCGCAGGGGGCGATTTGGTCGCACATGCCGGCGGCAGCAACATTTTGAACTGTGGTTCGTCGCAATATAGCCGATGCCTATATTCAAGCACTATTTTCGTCGTTCTGGAACGAAAGGCCGCAGAGCTATATGCATCACATGGCCTAGATATGCGCGTCTATGCCGATGATGGTACAGCCTATGACGTGACCATTCCTTCAGTGTACATGCGAGCATCACTCGAGGCGTTCGATGCGCTCGGCGGATGATTCACCGCTTATTCGCTTCTCGCCGCGCATCGACCATCGACCACCATTCGTGCGGCGTTGAAGACCACCACTGATCGGCTGACCAGCCGAATGCGTCCTGGGCGACACCCATCATCCGGCGATAGCGGCTGGTCAACTTGCCTTCGCTACCACCGGCTTCACTTCCCCCGATGCGGTACGCCCGCCCGTGAGTGCATCGATCAGTACGAGGGTGAGACGCGCCGCGATCTGCGGCAGACCCTCCTCGTAGATCAACTCACCGATGCGCTCGGCCGATACGCGGGAGAGGACGTTGTCGCCGACTCCAGCGTTGATCATCTCCGACGCAATGACCTGGGCTTGTTCGATCCGCATCGCTCCGCTCTGTCCCGTGAACGCGAGGTCGCCATAGGACTGCCCGGTCTTCTGCTCGATTGCCACCTGTGCGGCATAGCTAGGGCGCAGCAGGTACTTCGCGCCGGCGAGCACCAGTTCGTGCTCGCCGCGCTCAGGGTTAGCTGACCGCGCCGACACGTCCGGCGCGGCCTTTTTCTTCGCAGCCATCAGACGCCTGCCGCACCGATATCATCGGTATCGGGCGCGCCGACGTTGGATGCGTCGAAGGTATAGGTGACGGCGCCATCCTTGCCGGCGGTGACGGAGAAGTTGCCGATCGCGACGACGCCGGCAAATTTCACGATGGCACCCTTGACGACCTTGATCGGCGCCTGGGGCGGCGAAGCCTTGGAAGCAGCCTCTGCCGCAAGCAAACCCACATCAGGCAGCTTGAGGTTGCCGGACACCGAGAAGGTGATCTTCTGCTGCCCGTAGGTGGTCGAGCCGTAGATGCCGTCGTCCTTCGAGGAGAGGTCTATCTCCTGCGACGATCGCTTCCAGTCGAACGTCGTCTCACCGCCGATCGGCGAGTAAACCACCGGGTCGCTGTCGTCTCCGATCTGGATCCGCCAGTCCTTGCCCATTTCCGTGCCAGCCATGGTACTTCCTTTCTTCCGGCTATGCCGGCTCAGCAAAAACTTCGTATTGGGAAACGCCCGCCGTGGTGACGCCATCGGCGCCGGTCGCGGTATTGTC